TTATTTTGCACCTATAACTGGCGGGTCTTCTACGTAATTATCTTGCAACCACTCCAACTCACAAACTCCAACCGTTCCGGTATTCGTTTTGTAGATAAACTGCCCGGGAGCGGCCACAATGGTGGTTGTACCGTTTTTTAGCGTAATGGATTGAAGATCACCTGTGTTAGAAAAGTCAACTGTGATACCCATACCTGTAAGCTGGATAATCGGCTGTATGGATGAAAAATCAATAAATTCATGAGCCTGTACGTAGTCTTTTGAACGAAACATTCTAATCATTTATACTTCCCTTCGATCAATAATATTCGATGACCTCAAATGAAACAGTTATTTCTAAACTTCTTACCGATTCTCCAGCTCCTTCGCTTGTCACAGTTACTGTAGTAGAGTCAGTAAGTGCAATACGCAATGCATAGTCATCGGGGTCAAAATCATTCTCACTTTGGGATGATGAAGTCGAAAAGCCTAACAAATTTAATGATGTTTTAGACATGTCAACAGCAGGAATAGTGACGGTAAATTGGCCGCCCCTAGTTTTTGTGTGCGTATACCTAGATACTCTTTTCACTCCACCACCCCCAAATATTTTCCAATTTGTCCATGTTCCACTTCTCATTTGCCTCCAATACGTAACTCCTGTATTAAAATTCGTTGCCCTCTGAAATCTCCAAGCTCCGGGGTTAGCAGAATGCACGATATTCTCGACATAATGCCATTCCGTACTTGGGGCATTAGCCATGCTGTACCCATCGTAAAAACCGTTTTCTGTGATGCTATTCAGATTGTTGGCAGACCGCGTAGCTCTCGGTAAGCTTGCGTTTATAGCATTGTTCTCCGCCCCATTCCACTTCCCCCGCTCTGCCGCCGTAATGTGCATGGTCGTATTGTTGGCATGTGTTGATAGGCCAGTACCTGCCTGTGCCGCTGCGGAATTGGCGGCGTTGGCCGTGTTTTGGGCGGCTAATGCTGCGTCATGGGCGGTTTTGACCGCTAACGGCGTGGCCGCCAGGGTCTCGCTGCTGCTGTTCGCACTGCTGGAGAGCTGCACAATCCCCGGAGTGGTCAGGCTAGCGGGCGGAATCTCAATGTTATCTACCTCGCTACGCAAATCATTGATCTCCTGCCCGATGTCGTTCATGTCCGCCGGCTTCACCGTGTCGGACATTTTCCAATCTGTCTTGGCCATCAGTTCACTACCTCCTTAACTTCTACCGTCTGCAGCATAAGCGTGTCCGACGATACCGGAACATTGACCTCATGGGTAGTCAGAATGCCATCTGCTGCATCCCGCAGCTCGACCCGTGTAATGACGGGAACGTTAGCGGCGGGAACAATATAATTGAGGGCTACCGTTGAATCAGTTACCGCTTTTTGCTCAAACTCGTTAATCTCGTAAGATTCATTCAAAACAACCTTGGCAATACGTGTATTAACATAGTTGGCGACCTCCTGCTTGAAAGATGCCGTGATCATGTAACTTCAACCTCCGTTCCAAATGTGGCAAAGGATTTCTCGCCTAGCTGCCATGAATCATCCAGCTTGTAGTTCCACACAATATCCCGCCGAACCAGATGCTCTTTCAGTCCAACCGTGGTATTAATAGAAGTGTTTTGCTGGTAAAGGATATTTGCGGGTTTGATGGCCTGCACGGTGTGCTGGACTTCCTTGAACAAGTTCGCATTTTCAATGTTGGTCGTCACATACAAAACAAAGCTCGGCGGATCTACCGAAACGATGGTCATACCCGCGCCTACCAACTTGTCCAGCTGTTCTTGCAGCCAGCGTACGGTAAAAGGAGGCTTCGTCCGGTAGCGGTTCAAAATGCGCTGCTTGCGGAACTCCAGGGTTTCCGTGGCCGGATCAGCTTGAATGCCCAGCATGCGCTCCCGGCGTTTGATCGCCTGAAGCCCCGCCGTCTTTACAAATTGGTCGGCAAATAGCTTCTCCACCGCTCCTTCCAATTGATCCAGCTCCATATCTTCCGTGTGGGCCAATTGGACAAAATCCAGCACCTCTCCGTAGTAATCAGGAAGATAGGGCAAAATGCGTTCAGGCATGAACGGTCACCGTCCCCATCTGCGGAATCTCGTCAGCCGCCAGTGTGAGATTCCCCGCTGCCCCGTTAAGCCTGGTCTCCGTCACATCAATGACCCCGGGAACCTGCAATATGGCAGCCTCAATCAAGGCCACCCGGACAATAATTTGCTCAGCGTGGGCCCAGCCTTGCCGCAACCCCAGCAGATAAGCGGTCATCGCTTCCTCTATTGGAGCCTGCACTTGGCCCGGGGTTGTCCCCGCAGCGAGTGTAATCGTTGTCGCCACGTCAATAGCAACACCGGCTGCGCCAGTCACCGTAACGATGTGCCCTATCGGTGCCGTACCATAGCCCTTGCCCTGGTTCATCGCAGGGTCTATAGCCGTTTGCAATTCGGCGAGAAAGGCTTCGGACGGCTGATCCCAATCGGAAGTGATCACGGTACACTTAACGGTGCCGCCGCCATTCCAGACCGGGAACACCTTGGTTGCTCCCACACCCTCCATCTTATTCAGAGTTTGCTCATAATCCGCTACATTGCCGCCAAAAGCCGGCTCGTTAATAATCTCGTAATACCGCAATCTCAAGGCCTCATCGGTCTCCTGATCCTCGCCGGGAATAATAACATCGGCTAGCTCTGCGTGAACGAGGTCAGGCACATAATCAATCGGCAGCAAAGCACCATATTGCTGATTGCCCTCAGTTCCCGGTGTTTCACATTCCAGTACCCATTCACCAACCGTAATTCGCGAGATGGCCGTATAATTCAGATCATTCAGCGAGAATCTGCTGCCGGGCGGAATATCGATGGGGGCATCCTGGGCTCCATAAAAACGTCCTCTTCGGCGGGCTTTCGTAGCCTGCTGCCGATCTACACCAAATTCAGCGGTGCGACGCGATAAATAATCCCCGCTAGCGGTATCCGCAAAGGACAGACCAAAGTTGATATCCAGCTCAATATACATCTGCGCCAGCTCGGCTGCCGCCGGTGCTAACGCATCGTAGATGATGCTCCCCTCCCGCTTGTCGATTGTACCCGGCACCCGGGACAACATCCGGGAGAGAATAGCTTCATAGGTTTCATGCTCATACATTCGTATTCACCTCCATGCGAAAATCACCATACACGGACAGTACGGTAAAGCTGACCTTCGCCTCATCTCCTTGCATTTCTACCCGGAACTCTGTAATATCCGAGATCCGTTCATCAGCCAGCAGCGCCTCGCGAATCCGGCGTCCTAACTCCAAACGCACAAAGTCGGGATTGCCTCCGAGCAGTCCCGCCCGCTCAAAGCCGTAGTCTCCCGAATAGATCAAATGGGCAAAACGCTCGGTATGCAATATTTTATAAACCGCCTGCCTTACCGCATCCAGTCCATCCACCATTCCCCCCATACGGCCTTGCCGCACATCCAGCTTGTAAGTCCGGCTTGGCTGCTCCACCGCAGCGGTGTCCGGCCTCAAGCTTCCTCCTTGTGGGATCATCCGCTCACCACCTTGTCCCATACGACGTATTTCTGGCCGCCTTGTATCCGAAGCAGCATCACATTGTCACCAACTTTCAACCCTTCACGGATGACGATTTTTCCGGGCAGTGCTTCCCCCGTATCGCCACCAACATAAGTGTGACTGTGACTTAATTCAATCGGGTCTAACAATGCATCCCCGGTTGCCGCGCCCTCGATCACATGGTTGTGTTTCAAATCGAGAGGGGATAGCAATGCGTTGCTGGTTACCCCTCCGTCGAATGTATGATGGTGCGTCAGATCCAATTCATAGCGGGTCATTTGCTGCGGAACAATCAAAAAATCCTGATCGATGGTAAACCGTTGATCGACCAGGATTTCCAGCGGAGCCGTATTCATGACTTTACCGAACAGCACAGACACCGGGCTGGACGCATCGACCGCCCCGACGCCAAGCTGACGGATTTTGTTCGCCAACCCCATTAAATCACCTTCAAATCTATAGAAGTGGTATATTCGCCCCCACGAAATTGGTGAGAGCACTCGTCAATCAGGAAGTCCTGATTCATCCCCAGGGTGCTGATGTTCACCCCAACCAGACAGCCCGCACGAAGCTGCGGCTGACCAAGCACATCGAGCTTAAGCCGCCGCGTCTCGCGGTTTTTCAGCTTTTGGAGCATGTCCAGCAGCTTGTTAATTTGAGCCGCATTCTGGTTGTCATCCACCTTATCGTAATAAATGAGCTTGCCCCATTTGGCGATATTGGCTTCATCCTTGGCTGCGTACACATTACGATGCCCGGTCTCCTTGTTGTCCTGCACCAGTTTGAAGTAGTTATACGTGTCACTGTCGATGCTCTGCTCATAGGAGTAGTTGTATAGCAGACTTTGATCACCCAGCAGCAAATTCAACTTCATCTCTTTGGCACAATCCCGTACGGCCAGTGCTCCGAACTCGTCATAAAGCGTATAGATAATACCGGTATTAATAACCGTTTTGTCAAAAGCTTCCGACAGGATATCCAGCAGCTTCTTCCCATCGCCCATCAGCGTTGGAATAACATACTTCGTATCCGTAATATGTCCCCATTTCAGGCCTACATCATCAGTGATCCGTTTCACGGCGGCTGCGGCAGTGATATTCTTGAACACATAAGTGTCTTTAGCGTTCAAGTAACGCATTTGGTCATAGCATTTGAGCGAAATTTCCTCACCCTGCCCGCGATTGACGGAAAAGACATATCCATAAAACAACGGAACTTCATCCCACTTCACGCGGACAATATTGCCGTTAGCCACGGTGATCTGCGTGGAGGCAATCATACGGAAATCGAGACTTCCTGGCTGAATAACCCGCGTGGTTTTCCAGGTTGCTTCTGTGACCAGCTCGGATATATCCCAGACCGAGCCCAGCGTATCATCCAGTAAAACTTGCAGCATACGACTCACCTCTTCTCATGGCAGCTTCAACACCTTGCCGACAGGCAACCGGCGCAGTTCACTGTCCTGAATGCCGTTGAGCTTTTGTATTTCTTTGTAGCGAGCACCGCTGCCCAGCACCTTCTGCGCTACCTTCCACAGGCTGTCGCCGGATACCAGCGTATAGGTTTTCGGCTGTACTCTGGTATCGGGCCGGGCTGGAGCATTTGTTGCCGCCGGAGCAGCCGCGGTTGCAGGCCCCCCCGGCTGTTCTATTGACGTCTTCTTTGCGGCATAAAAGCGGTACTCCTTTAACTTCAAGGTATAGCTGATATCGCCAACCGCCCCGCCTGATTCCGAATACGTAAAGCTCTCAATGCTCACCGGCAGATTAAGATTTAGTGTGGAGCCGATAAAGGTCAGGCGAATCGGCTTCTGGTAAGATAGCCAGTTCTCCAATGTTTTGTAATAATCCACGGGTTCACGAAAGACACCTCGCTCCTGTCCGCTTACATATAGGGGGCGTGCCGGGAAAATACCGGAGAACGAGATATCCAGCAGCTTATGTCCCGTTTGCACCTGAACCTCGCCAAGCTGGGAGATATCATAGCTTTTGCTGTTGCCGCTTTGGTTCACTTCAATTTTCTCAGGGAGCACCGGTAAAAAAATCTTTTCCTCCCCATTGTTATAGGACAGCATTAATGTATAGCTCATGCATACACCCCCGCTGCGCTGTTGGCGATATCTTCTTCCAATACCTGTTCAATTTGCGTCACGATCGTGTGAATGTCGACTTCCTTGGAGACCGGCCCTGTGTTGACTGTCACCGTTGGTGTCAGCGTAGTAAAGTTCTGAATAGCAGTTACCTCTGCCAGTTCACGCATCATTTTGAGGTCTTCCGAAGAAATATCCACCGTCTCATTAATGCGATCTACACTGCCGACTTGACCAACGTTCCCGATTTGAGAAATATTCATGCCTGGCTGAGTTCCTAACTGGGTTCCTAGCTGAGCTGCATCCTTGGTACCTGGGCTGCCTGGGAGCATCTCTTCCTGATTATTTCCAAGCTTGGATTTTGCCGAATCGAGAAAATCCGTTCCCTTACTCACGAGGTTCTTCCCAGCCTGGTTGCCTTGATTAAAGGCTCCTAGTATATCCTTGGTTTCCATTCTACCCAGTTGAGTCGACTCGCCTGGAGCCTCCGGAGCTACCATACTGTCCAGCTTAACTCTGAGCTTATCGCTCAACATATGCATGTCGGGTTTCTTAAGTAATGAAATGACTGAAATATTAGAACCTGTCAGTTTATTGAACCCTTCAATGAGTAAATTAATGCCTCCAAGGGCTCCATTCACCGCGTCCAGGATGATACTCACAAATCCGCTGGCAAAATCCTCTGCTGCTAGGAGCATTTTATACATGTGTTCGCCAAAGAACAGTCCCATATCAAAGATAAACTTCCTAATGTTATACATCGAATTTTCAAAAGTATTGATTAGAAATTCTGCAAGGGAAATCCATAAATTGATGCAGATAGCAACGTAGTTATAAATAGTAGCATATAAGCCATAAAATAAGCCCACAACAAAGCCAACGATAGACTCCACAGACACTCCAAACTGGATGAGAGCCCCAATAATTAACCCAATGGCAGCTACAACCAGCAGAATAGGCCAATTCACACCTAACCAAGCAATAGCCTGTGCGACCACCGGAGCCACCATGGCCCATAGCATGACGCCCAATGCAGCTAGTGCTACTCCCATTCCAATGAGTATCATGTTCGCAGAGGAGCCACCTGAAGTTAACGAGCCTACAAAGGAGGCAACCCCTGCCATGGCATCACCCAAAAGGGAGCCCACAAAGCCAAAGGCTGCGCCTACTCCACTCATGAACTGATTGAACGCTTCGCTGTTCAGCATCCCTAAGAGTGAGTCAATCGCCGGACCCAGAGCGGTCAATCCTTGCTGTCCTAAAGAGGCTAATTGGAAATTAAAGCCATCCACTACGCTCTTCCATTTCACGGCGGGTGAATCTAACATCGTATCAAATGCAGCCTGCGTAATTCCCTGCTTGTTCAGCAGCGTATCCATCGCCGCAATCATGCCGTTAATATCTCCCGCGTTGGATGCGGTGGATAACGAGGCCTGATCTCCCGCCTTAAATTGGTAATCCTCCCCCAAGGACTTGCTATCGCCTGTCATCAGCTTGGATAGCGCATCGGTGGCCCCTGTTAATCCCTTGTCAGGATTTAATTGCGACATACGCATCGCCAGCATGTTCAGTTGCTCCAGCTGGGCCGGGTCGGTGGTGCTGGCCATGAACCCCTGCGTTCCTGCCAAAGCAGTCTTCACATCCTGACCATATTTCAGAGCCTGCGCTGCTGTTTGATCAAAGATGGCCTGTCCTTCGCCCGAGCTTCCGGCTCGAAGGGACATGTTGTCCAAAACAGATTGTTGATCCGCACCATCTTTAAACATACTTCCCAGAATTGCACTGCCTGACTTCGCTATTTTCCCAAGTGCCGGACCATTAAAGATGTCCATGAATGCATTCGCCTTCTTGGTTGAATCCTCCATGGTCTTATTTAGCTTGGTCTGGGCTTGATTGATATTATTAACTTGTTGAAACACAATATTTGAATTAGCAATAGCTACATTCTGTTGCTGAAGATAGGTTTGAAAAAGCGTATTTTGTTGAAGCATTAAATTAATACTTGCCAAGGTTTCACCTTCTTTCCTGGCAGGAAATTCACTTTCTCTTCGCTGCTTTCTTCTCCGTCTTGATGATCTCCTGGATCATCGCGACCAAAGCCGCCTTCTGCCTGATGCCCAGGGCAGCGAATTCCCATGGCATCAGGTTGAAGCGGTTTAAGGCAAAGAGGGCGCAGGTCGTCTCCCCATCGCCCTCGTCGATTAGTTTTTTACCTCGTCCGCCAGCTCATTAATGCTCTTGTCGAAGCCGTTAATTTGTTGCACCTTCTGCACCAGCGTAGCGTATTCACCCGGCAGCAGCATCTTGCGCAGACATTGATCGGCGCCCATCACCTGATAGGATTGCTGAAGCTCCGCGTTCTTCAAATCAGGGAACACCACGCTGGCGACCGCCAGCTTGGCCAAATACTCATCTGTATTGGTCTCGTAGCTGACTACACCCTTATCCTTCACCTTGCGCTGGCAGGATTTACGAATGGTCTCGTTCTCCTCCTCCGTCATGCTGCGGAGCCGCCAAGGCACGGCAGCTCCATGCTCATCTTTGAACCGATCGGAAACGACGACTTCCTCCACCTGTCCGGCGGCGGCATTTTGGGCAAAAAAAGCAGTTAATGCACTCATTCGTGAATCTCCTCCTGAATTGGTTTAGTTGCTTGGCTGAACGGTGCCAAACGATTCAATAATGTCGTAATCCTCAAAGGTAAACGGAATTTCTTCATCAAGCATGTCGTCAGCCGTCGCATCAAATTTAGCCGCGATAATGCTGTCGATGTTGCAGCCGCGCAGGAATACCGTCTGTTTGCCCGCAGCGCTCCCCGGCTGCTCATTGGTGATCATCAGGTCGAACCAGAAGTCCGTCCCGTTTTTGACATAATCCTGCATCAGATTACGGAAGAAGGAAGAAACATAATAAATCGTCAGCGTCCCCGTACCCTTCCAACCCGCTGAACGTTGGGGTGTGCTGGTTCTGCCCAGGGTTGGCACGTCTACCTTGGTCTTCTCAATCGTAGATTCCAGCGTTTTGGCATAAAACAATTCTTCCGTACGTCCGTCGATTTTGATAAATGCCTTGGCTTGCTTGCCACTTACCGCATCCTTCACATTAAAAAAAGAGCCTGCCATGATTTCATCCTCCTTAGTTGACCGTCACGGTCATGTAGATTTTTTCGATGCTGTCCACCGGCTGTACGTTCAGGTTGATCACGACGGCATCGCCTTCGTTGCCTGGCAGCACTTCAAGATCGCTCTCCGCATCGAAATTCTGGATCGCCCCAATGCCCTGCAAGCTGCCGAGGTAGCTCAGCACTTCGCCCTTCAGCAAATTACGGCCATCCGCATGGTTGCCAATTTTGCCCAGGTAACTCGAAGCAAAGGTCCGTTGCAGATCACGCGCAATCGTATCCAGCACCCGAACCACGCGGTTTTTGCTGAAATGCTTGGCTTTTTCCGGCGTAAAGGTGGTCAGCGTATTGATATCCTGCTGGATTTGCACTTTGCCGTTTGAGGCCGTAAGCACCAGCTCCCCGTTTTGCAGCGCCTGGATCATTTCACTATAGGTCAATTTAGGCGATACGTCCGCTGCATTCGGGATTTCCGTATACGTAAGGGATTCGTTGACATTGGCGGCGGCCTCCATGGCGGTAATTTCCCACAGCAGATAGATAGGCTCCACGGTTACGCCATCTGTCGTAATGATGCTGTTCTTCAAGCTGATAATCCCTTCGTAATTGGCTTGAGAATGGTTATAAAGTACGGTAACGATTTTCTTGCCCTCTTGCTCACGCAGGCGCTTCGTATAAGCTACCGCCAGCTGCTTGATTGCCGCATCATCCGTTGGCACGCCCAGCACGTCGAACTCTTCGGCTTCCAAAGCTGCCAGCGCTGCCGTCCATTCTCCATTGCTTACCGGACCATCCACACCGCCCGCAAGCGCTGTTCCGGCCGTCTCCGTCAATTCCCCGCTACCGGTAAAGGTAACGAAATCGTTGTTCGTCAACTCTTCAATAGAGCCTGCGATTTGCGCGTCTACTTCTTCGCCTTCCAGCAAAGTGCGCACTTCATAGCGATTTGGCTCATCGACGCTAGCTTGTACAATCATCTGCAGGTCGTTACCACGCGTACCACCGTAGTTGGCCGTAACGGTCAGTTCACCCACCGTAGCCTTGGCCTGCTCAGCATCCTTGGCGCCAAGCCGATAAATGAGCACTCGGCTGGCATGAGCCATAGCGGCTGCGATATGACGGATTCTGGCATCGGCTGCTCCAAAGCCCAGCAGCTTCTCTGCATTTTGCAGGAAGGATTCCGCCTCCAATTGGATTACTCCCTCAGGACCCCAAGGCAATGGTGTCGGAAAAGCAGCCACCCCTCGTTCCCCCACGGTACCCACTGCACGGGCCGCCGATTTAAAGTTGATATATGTCCCCGGCGATACTTTATTTTGCGTTGTCCATGTGCCATTAGCCATGTTTCTTCACTCCTCTTTGAATAAATGATTGCACGGCCTGCTCCGCTTGAGCCGCCGTATAAACAGCCTCATCCGTCAGTGCGACGTGCAAAATATCCTTCTCCACACCACTGAAACGGTTAGCTGCCAGCAGCTGTGCCTTGGAAAAGGTCCGCTGCACAGGCTGGTCCGCCTTTTTTTTCTTAAACACCATTTTTAAGCTCTCCCTCCTGCCGGAGCGTTCCCATCTTGATCTCTTCGCTGGCCTGCGACCAGACAATTTGAGTAAATGTCAGCTGCACAAGCAGCCGCCCATCCTCCTGCCACTGTGCTGCCAGGGCCGCACCCGACATCAGACCATCGCCTGTGCCAAAATCAGCCAGCAGCTCATACAGGCGCTCCGCCATCTCATAGGTAGAAACCCGGCTATTGGCCCCGCCTGGGACGAAGTGTACTTCAAGCGAATGGGTTCGCTTGTACCTGCGATGGAGCTCACGGCTCTGCTCCGACTTCGCCAGTTGTACGAACAAGTAAGGTCCTTCCGCGTCCCCAGGCTGCTTCTCCGTATGCACGGGAATCTCCGGGATACCGGTAGTGAGCACATGAGCCAGGCTCTGTACAACGTCATTCAAAGTCATCTGTGTCAA